TGAATACGTTCTAACTCTACTTGGCATTGACGATGAAATTGGCACTTTCTGAAGCTGCCTGTTTCGCCCGTGATACGCATTTCGAAATGCGGGATGAGCAAAACGAAATCGGCCTTGACGAACTAGACAAGCAATTCAACGTCTGCAGTTTCTAGGAACGGAGAGAAACAACGCAGACAGTCAACGGCCTTTGCAAGTGCTTCGACGGTTTCAGCAAAGACAGCCGTATTCTCATGCATTTCGACCACGGCGAAACCGTAATGTATAAGCGGAAAGATGGGTGCAACTCCTGCTATACCGTCAAGCGATTCGCGGTAGTAAACATTATCAACGGCATAATCGTGCTCGAAGCCTGGAACTAAAACGAAACCCCCACCGGCGGCACAAAACGGCGGGGGTTTCTTTATGATGGGCGGGTGCAGCGCCCATACTGGAAGGAACGGCGGGCGAGAAAAGGAACAAAGAAACCCGCCGCGCTTCCATAGTATCACCTCAGCCCAAGCAAGCGAAGCATTTTAACCCACCTTTCGCGGGTAGCGGGCGAATCAAAGTAGCACACGCCCATACGGTATAGCCCGGTAAGCTTCTTGATAAAGGGTGTAGCCCGGTCAATCATGAACAGGTTCGGGCGCATATCGTCAGCGGTGAGCGCATAGCACATTCCCCGCTGTTCAGCGTCCGAAGGCACTTTAGGCGTGATGTAGTAAATGCCCGTGCTTGTGTCAATCCACACGCCGAAGCTCATACCCTGGAAGACAATTTGATAGAGGAACGCGCTGCGCTTGGTCTTCTTGGCTATGAACGTGTCCGTGCTGTCGTGGAATTCAGCATCAATCATCTCGTCTTCGTAGGCTGTTCCCGCTATCAAGCGTCCAACCGGCGTTGCGCGCTCCTGGTCAGCGAACACCTCATCCTTGGCATACTCGATCAGGATAGACTTGCCCCTATGCCAACTGAACCCCTCTTTAGGCTCGTCGCGGATGCCTGCGAACAAAAACAGCGGATTCACAATCGAACAAGTGTTCGCCAACAAGTACATGTGCACGTTTGTTCGGTCGCGCGCCACGGTCTTGAACAGGTTGAACAGCGCGCCCATATCGTCCGGCAGGTATCCGGGCGGCGCTTTGGTCATACGGATGTACTCGTCCCATATAATCTTTTTGACCTTCGGGAACGCAACGCCTTTGTAGTTAGCCTGTTTGGACGCGGGGATGCAATGGCAAAGCGGTTTCCAGTCCGGCTTTTCGTCCTCGTCCAGCGGCGCTTTGGCAATGTAGCCTTCATACCCCGCCATCTTGAACACGTAGCCCGGGAACTCATTGTGCGCAGCAATATCGTCAAAGAGCTTCGGCGCTGCCGTTTTAAGCTCAGTCTCATACCGTCGCACGTACACAAACTCCGAACGGTCGCGTATCCAGTCTTTGATGGCCTCGCGCGTGAACCCGTAGGTTTTGCCGTATGAGCGCATGGACATAACGAGCGTAAGCGGCGCATTGTAGCTGATGGCGCGCGATGGGTCGTAGAACTTGCGCTCGGTCATTGCAGATACCTCCTTACCCTCCAATTGTACGCGCTCGAAGCGTACGCGTCGGCGTTCTCTTTGATGTAAGGCCCTGAACCGGGCCCTCCGTGGCCTATCAGCTGGTTGTTGCCGATGTAGGCTTCCACATGGTCATACATCGGGTTGTTGTAGGACCAATTGAAAAACACCAAGTCCATCACTTGCATTTGGTCTTGGGGCAATGAGCCTGAGCCGTCGGCAACGACGCTGCCGTAGTTCTGCTGGTCGCCCGTCCACGTGCCTATCTCCTGGCCGGTTACGGTGTGGTAGACATACCACATAAGCGCAGAACAGTCGGTATAGCCCGAATCCTCCGGGGACATTCGCCCCGCTCCTTGGGAGTACGCGAACGCGCTTTGATGGTCGAGCAGCCATTGTTTCATTTCTTCCGCCGCCGCGCTGCCGGTCGCGCTGCCGCCTCCCGTGTTGCCGCCGCTTGGGTTCTGGGCCGCGACCGATTCGCACGGAAGCCACACGTTAGGCGCAGAGCGGTAGCACACCAGCCCGTTTTCGTACGCGCCCGAACCGTAGAGCGTAATAATGCCGTTGTCGAGCTGCACGCGGGTAATGGGCTGTTCGCTGCCGGTGATGCTCGGCGCTTGTCCGCCGCTGCCGTCGCCTACGCTCCCCGCTTGCCCGAAGTCGGGCGGCGCGCTCTCGCCGTCCCAGGCGGCCAGACGTTCGTAGACGGTGTTATACCGGTTTGCATACTGCCCTAGCACACCGTCAGCAAGGCAGGTTGAATGCATCAAATCGAGCGTCGCGGAACCTCCGCACGATTGCAGAACGCGTTGGCATTGGAGCGGGCTTTGGTGGTACATGCTCATTGCGAACACAAGCGTTTGCGGCCTGTCCTCCGACAAGCCCCACCCGGCTAAAAGGCCGATGTAGCCGTTCGCGTCCTCGATCCAAAGTCCCTGCTGCCCTGCATGGTTCCCGTCGCGTTGCGCCCACTCCTGCCACGCGTTCGCCTCGCTGTCATCGACCCAATAGCCAGCCCACCAATTCCAGTCATGGCCTGCGTCGACTGCTGCCGCTAACGACGGCGCGGCGCTTTGGAACGCCGTCCACCCGTCCGGGTCGGCATCGCGGCATTTGATGATGCAGTTCGCGGCGCGCTGTCCGTAATTCTGCATCATGCCTATGGTAATAGGGTCGTTGCGGTTAACGCCCGTCCAGTCCCAACCGCTCTCGACCTCGCCGATAACGTACATTGCGAACATGCAGGTGTTTTCTCGATTTGGCATAACCTCGCCTCCTAGCAAAAGAAAAGGGCGGGCAAAGCCCGCCCGGTCTGCCCGCGCCTAGCCCGCAGCCTGCGCGCCATAGAAGAACGTGATAACGCCCTCTCCCCAGAACTCGATGTTGTCTCGGGTGCTCGAATAGTTGACGTGCGTCATGCCCACGTTGCCGTTAGAGCCGACAGTGAGGAAGAAGTTGATCGGCTGGCCGTCGCTGCCGGTGCGAACGTGAATCAGCTGGCTATAGTTGGTTGCCGGCCGGTAGCTGGACGGCAGCGTAAAAAGCTTTGCAAGCATGCTGCTCGCGTCCGTGTTGGATGCAGGCAGGTTAAACGCGCAACCGGTGCCGGAAATTTTGATGCACACCATGTGCGCGGACTTGTTCACGACATAATTGCTATAGATCGTGCCGCTTGTCATGCTGCCCTGCGGAGTGTAGTTGGGCGCGGTGGTGACCACCGGGGCTGCGGTAATGGACGTGTACGCAAGCGACCCGTTGGAAAGCTGCGTGTTGACCGCGCCGGAAAGCTGGGCAGTGTTGATGGTGCCGCTTTGGATGTTGGAGCCAGCGACGCACTGCGCCTGGAGCATCGAGTTTTGAACGGTGTTGTTGCCGATGGTCATATCGCCCGTGGACGGATTGACGCTGATCTGGCCCGCGCCGCGCACGCCGCCAAGGCTGGTAGTGCCAGCGATGGGAAGCTTGTACTGGTCGGGCACGTCGCTTGCGACGCCATAGAGCGCCGCGTCGACGGCGTTCGCCAGGCCGTTGATAGCGTTCACGCCGTCGATGGTGTCAGTGCCGGTGATGGTCGGGAAATTGTAGTGCGTAGTAGCCATTTTTTCACCCTCCTTGCTTCTTTAAGCGCTTGGATACACAAAGCCGTTCGCGCTGATCTGCCCCCACGTAGTGCCGGTCGCGTAATGCTCGCTCATGTAGGCGGCGACCGCCGTGCTGACCTGCTGAGCGAGCCACGTGCTGTTGACGCTGACAGTGCCGTCTGCGGCGACTGAAATGCCCGTGCCGATTTTAACGCCGCCAAGCGCGGACGTGGTAGCGGCGGGCAGAACGTAGGTTTGCCCCGCCGCCGCGGACACGCGCCCGGAGCCGTCGACGGTGAGGTTGTCGCCGACGATGACGCCGCCTAGCGTGGACGCGGTAGCGGGCGGAAGCACGTACGCTTCTCCGCCGCTTGCTTTATCGTCCACCTTTTTCAAAGCGCTGTCGACAGCGGTCGCGAGGCTGTTAACGGCCGAAACCCCGTTGATGGCGTCTTCGGCGGCGATGGTCGGAAATTGGTAGTTGGTAGTTGCCATTTATGCGCCCTCCCCCTCTTCGGTGCTCAGGAAGCCGAACGCGGCAATATCGCCCCAGCTCCGCATTTTGACCGCTTCGCCTGCTAGCATGCCGGGGCGGTATTCGGAATAGCCCGGGCTGTTGACGTCGATATGGTCGGTGGGCGTGAACTTGGCGCGCTGCCCGCCGTCTCCCCAGTAGACGTTTCCGAACATGTCGACCTCGAACCAGCTATGGTTCGTCGCTTTCAGCTCGTCCCATGACATGCCGGTGTTTTTCAGCTCGTCCCACGTGCAGGCGTAAGTACGGAGCATATCGTACATTTGCTTGCTCACGACGTAGGAGTAATTGCGCATGCCCGTTACGGGGTTGCGCTGCGCGGTAACGCCGACGGTCAGATTGTCCACCTGCTCTTGCAGCGCGGCAATGAGCGCGTCGAGGCGGTGCGCTAGCGCCTCGTCAGCGTTAGAATAGCCGGTCGTAAGGTCGGAGACCGCCTGGGCGATCTGCCCCTGCAAATAATCGTCGGAAACCCCGTTGTCGTTGACCGTCAAAAGCGCCTGCAAAAGCCAGTAGATTTGGTCTTGCTGCCGAACAGCGTACTTCCACGATGGCGGCAAGGGGTACTGAAAGCCTTTGTAGGCAAAGTCAAAGGTTGATTTCGGGTCTGTGATCACTGCCATGTTGCTGCACCTCCCATCTCGAGAACTTGCTGATGCAACGGTTCCAGGCCATTATACACGATGTAAAGCGCGTTATTGACCGACTGCATCCAGGACGTGAGCATATCGCCGACCGGCGCATTGCGGCCGCTGCTCGTCGTGGTGTTGGAGCTCGTCGTGGTGTTGCTCGCGTCCGTCAAGTTCGTTGCGTAGTTCTCATTGCCCGAAAGCTGCGTTTGCGGGGTGGCGCTGTAGAGCTGCCTTGAATCGGCGTTTGCGGCGTCCGTCCCCGCGCTCGTCGTCTCGTAGCCGTTCAGGATGTCGAAGTCGGTATCAAGCGCGCGGAATAGCGGCATGACGGACGGGGACATTTCCGCCATGGTCCGCGACATGAGAAACGCGTACTCCTGCGGTGTTTCGGCGGCGATTTCGCGGTATGCGAAATGCCGGTAGACCATGGAATTAAGCCACTCGCGCTTTTCCTCGTCCCAAATGGGATAATCGCCCAGTATATCGCCCATGCCGTAGCCGTAGAGCATGACTAGGTCATGCAGCGTGGGCGCTTCGTCCGTGATTATCATTCGTAGCCCCCTAACCCCGCGTCGTGGGAGACGCTGCCGTTCTCCGCCTGCGTTATGCTCGCGCTTTCCTCTTCCGTGAAATGGCGCGCCGCCCAGGTGGCGTAAGGGCGCACGCCGAAAACGCGGGCGCATGCCTCGCTGAACATTTCGCGCGCCCGCTGGAAGTTACTGCGGCACATTATGACCTGCTCGTTATTCTGGAGCACTTCGAGCGAATTTCGGCGTTCCTTTTTTTCCGCCTGCGGGTCGTTGTCAACGCCCATCAGAGACAATGCTTGGTTGAGAATAGTCCGCTGGTCGCTCAGAATGTCCTTTGCGACGTAAGGGCTTTCGGTGTTAAGCACCTGGATGCCGGTCGCAACGTCGAAGCCTGCGCTGTTTACCACAATGTACTGCTCGTTGTTCTCCAGCTTCTGAATAAGCCTTTTCGTCGTGCGGCCTGAGCCCTCGCCGCCTGCGAGGATATAGGGCGTGCGCTGAGCGCCCATGTTCGTTTGGACGATACGGTCGATCTCTGCAAGCCGCCGCGCGTAATTGCGGAGCATAGGATAGAGCGGACGGCGGGAGAGCGAATCCCAGCACAGCGCGCAGTTCGGCGGTTGAATCTCGCCCGCCTCGTCAATCCACGCCTGCGCATTGCGGTGCCATTGCGCCTGCTGGCCGTCTCCCGCCATGGGCGCGACAAGCAGAACCCTGTTAGGGTTGTAGTACATATTGAGCGCGCCCAGGTTCGAGCATTGCGCCATGAGATAGCCGCCCTCGCGGCCGACGTACTCGTCAGCCTGGAACATGCCGACTACCCCGTAGAGGTAAAGTTCCAGCTCCAGAGCGCGCGCGTCGATTCCGGCGGGCAAGTCGTGCCATTCGAACCGCGAAAGCGCGATGCCCTCCAAATACTGCGTCCAGAATTTCACCTGCCACGCTTCCGCGCGGGCGCTTGGACTGTAGGCCTCTTTCATGTAAGCTCGCCCCGCTGCCATTTCCAGCAGGTCGGGAATGTCGTTCTCCGCGTCAGTGTAGATAGCCTTCTTTCCCATTTATCACACCTCCTTTTCAAGATAATTGCGGCCTGTTGTCATAGGGCATTACCGTGCCTATATCGTCCGGCTTGCGCCAGACGGTCACGCCCTTGCTAAATATACCACGTATCGCGTCTTTGTCCGATTCTGCGCACGACGCGTTTTCGATGTAAATATCGGTGAACTTCCAATAGGTGTAATACTGCATCTGATGCAGGCCGAAAGCCGCCATGTTGACGCACTCCCGGCAGGCATAGCCGTACTTGCCCCAATAATCGCCGATAACGCGAACCGCGTCAGCGTTGATCACCTTGTACCGCACCTCTATGCCCATGTGGCCGTTGGTCAGGTTGAACCCGTCGCCGCCCGCTTGCCCTACGATGCTCGGCTGCGTGAGCGCCGCGTCCTGCACGCTCGCGTTGAGAACGGCAAGCTGCTGTTCGTAGTCGCCCTTGTTCGCCCACTGCGCAAGCTGGTAATTCTGCGTGGCCTGCGAAGCGGTCAGATTCTGGGTGTTCGCGAACTGGGCATTGCTGGCGTGCAGGCTGACGCCTGTTCCCGCCGCGCCCATGAGCGCGCCGCCGACGCTTCCGGACGCAAGGGACCCGATGGCGGAAAGCGCGCCGTTGGCTATGGCCGCCTGGTTTTCAATGCTCTTGTTCTGCTGCGCGGTGTCGAGCGCTTGCATTGTTTGGCTGTAGCCCAATTGAGCGGTGGCGTTGCTTTTCGCGTTCGCCCACCCCGCGCCCGCATAGCTCGCGCTCAGGCTGTTCACGCGCTGCGCGATCGAAAGCGCGCCCTCGTCGTTTACCAGGGTGAATTTCGGGAAGCCCTGGAACCACACGGCGTTGTCGAGGTTGTTGCCGGGGCGCAGAACGGCCTGCTTGATGCCGGTCATGGTCGCATAGTCATAGCGGATGACCTGGTTTGAGTACGAAATACCGGGGGTGAAGCCGTACGATAGCGGCCACACGGCAACGCGCATTCCCGGGTTGGCGGCGCATGCCGTCACGAACATTTGCATGCTGCCGTCGACGGTGGAGCACAATTCCGGCTTGAGCATAAGCGGGCTGCCTTGGTAATTAGTCCACTCGATGCAGGAATAGGGGTAGGTGAAGAACTTGTGCATCCAGTGGTACTCGCGCGGGATGCCGTTGCTGAGCTGCTGCCAAATGTTGCCCGTCTCAAACCATGCCGTCTCGTCGGGCGTTTCTCCTAGGAATTTCGCCGACACGCCGCCAAGCTCGACTTCCGGCGCGTCCGTGAGCAGGCCGGACGGGAAGCACGTAATGTCGACAATGCCCTTGGCGACCCACGGGCTTTGCTTGACCTTTTCCATGAACTGCTTGAAGTTCTCAGCGTCGAGCATGTACATGTTACAGCCGGAAATAAGGCCGTCCACCTGCTGCCCGTCGGCGCACTCCAAATTCGGGCTTGTCTTTGACCCCCAGTCAGCGGCAAGGTTTACCGTGCTCGTGACGATGACGCGCCACCCGCCGCCGCCTGGGTTGGAAATGTCCTTCCATTCGTGGTTCACGCACAAGTACTCGTTGCCGATGTCCAAGCCTTCCGGCACGGACGCATAACGCCGAAGGCGGTCGCCCTCGATGGTGCGGACGTCGCGCCGGTTCTCATCGAACAGGCGTTTCATGGGCAAATGGCCGCGCTCCAAAAAGCCGGTGCCGAAACGGCAGCGGTAGACGTAGGTTGTCCATACGTCCAATTGCAGCTCTAGGGCGGTGGTGTTCGGCGCGACGTAAGACACGTTGGAAACGAAGTAAAAGAGTATCGGCGGGGTCACCTCGCCAGGCACCGGCAGCGCAGGATTTTCCACGGTCAAGTAATTGTACTGGTAGCATTGCGAATAAGGCACGTTGACCGTCACCGGCTCGCGCGGTTTAAGGTAGGTCATTTCTTTGATCTTGACGGTCACCCCATTTTGCGCCACGCCGCGAAAGTAGTCATTGCGGGCGTTCTCTGACGCGAAGTACACCACGTCTTTATAGGACGCGTCCCAAGGCACTTTGCAGAGCATTACCTGGGAATCAATAGGCCATTCGACCGGGGAAAAAGGCATGTGAGCACCTCCAATGCAATAAAAAAGAGGCGGGCATTGCGCCCGCCTCGATTATACCATGCCGACTATCCGGCAGAGTAGCCCACCTTGTTCAGCGCAATGCTGCCGCTCACGGTCGGAGTGACGGTAGAGACTGCCGTGATGACCATGGTCTCGTAAGAGGACTTTTCGGAGACGTGCAGCACGTTGAAGCGGTCAACGTACGTTCCGCTGTCCGGAAGGATGACCGGAAGCGTGCCGTTCGCCGCCTGCTCGGCGGTGCCAGCCGTGATGACAAAGTACGCGTTCGCGTCGCTCGGCGCGGACGCGGGCGCGGAGTAAGCCACCGTAGGCACAAGCTGCACGGCCGCGCCAGGCTCGAGCACGGCGTTATCGGAGACGGCCGGGTCAAGCGCCACGGTAACAGCCGACGCTGCCTTTGCCGTCGCGGTGGGCGTTTCGGTGTTCGCGTCGGTGGAGAACCTGATCGCGTTGCGCTGCTTGCTGGCAGCGTACACGCCGCGGCAATGCAGGTAGCTGTAGAGGCCGTCAGTCTTCGGGTTGTAAATGCTAGCGCTCTTGTTGCAAATGTCGAAGACGCGGAAGAACTCTCCGTCGACCAAAAGCGCCTGAGTGCCTTCCAGCCCCTCCGGCCAATTGTCCACAACGACCTGACGGCCGAAAAAGTCCGTCTCGCCCATGTTGAACGCGCTCGCAAGGACATTGACCGGGATGGCCGCCGCAACGTTCGCGTCAAGCAGGAGAACCGCGTCAGTGAGCATGGAATCCATGCGTTCGGCGTTGTACTTGCGCGAGTAGAAGCCGTTGGTCTTAAGGTACATCGCGCGCGTTTTCTCCACCAGGTCTTTACCGTCGGTCGCCTTGTCCGAAGAGGCGGCAAGGTCGGCAACCTGGATATTGTAGAACCCGCTCGAGGCATCGTACTCGGCAAGAACGTCCTTCATGAGCAAATACTCGTCCCAGCTCGCCGATTCGTTCGGCAAAGAAAAGAGCTGGTTCACAAAGCCGGAAAGCTGGCCGTCGTTCTCCGACGCTTCCGCCAGAAGTTCCTCGTTAATATACATGCCGTACACGTCGGCGCGGTTGCGCACGTAGTAGTTCGCGCGCATGTCCGGGGTCTGCGCTGTCCACGGGTTAGCGTCCATCTGGTCGAAATTGTCGGCGGTAATCAGGTTCGAGCCGATTTCCATCGCGATGGAACCCCAGCTCATGCCCTGCTTGAACGGTCGCAGAACGTTGTTGAACTGATAGTTGTTGAAAACCCGGATGCCAATCTGGTTGACCAGGGTTTCCATATACTCGTTCCAGATGACCGGATAATCGCGGATGGTGCGCACCGTGCGCGCCAGGTTAGCCTGCGTCGCGACCGGCACGCGGTCTTTGTACTCCAGCGACGCGGAGCGGCGCACAGCGTTCAGAATAGCGACGTTCGATGCATTCAAATATCCCTGCGGCATAATCTATTCCCCCTCCTCGAAAAGCTCAGCGAACGGGTCGCCCTCGTCCTCGCCCTCGCCCTCGCCGGGTTCCGGGCCAGGCTCAGGCTCAGCGGTCATGGCCTGCATAAGCTCCCAATTCTTCGCTGCCGTCTGCTGGTACTTTGCTTCCATGTCGGCTATGGCCTGCTCCAGCTCTGCAATGCGGGCGTTGGCGCCTTCGCTTGCCGTGCGCAGGCCGCCCAGGCCGTCGACGATACCGGCAATGTCCGGCTCTTCGCCCTGCAATAGCTCGATAATCTCGTCAAAACCCATCTGTGGCACCTCCTTCAGTGCAATGGCGCGCGTGGCTGTACGGTTTGCCGCCACCACGCGCGCCGCGAAAGTGCCGGGCATTTCCGCGCACCCGCTCAAAGCGCCGCGATAGCGCCGGGGAGCACGGGACGCTAGCCCCCTCGCACGTGCAATTGCCCTACTGGCGAAGCGCGCGGGTGCCTCGGTCGGTGCTATTATATATCAGTAGAGAGAAAGGAGCAAAAACCATGCGCTATTTTTACGACGGCGGGGACAAAAAACACCGCAAATACTGCGTGCGGATTGACGCTCAGGGCGATTCGCGCGGGTACGCTGCCGAGGTCGAAATGGAGCTGTACTGGTGGGACGGCTTCGAGGACGCCGGAAAGACGATAGCGCGCGAGTACACCATCACGCGGCAGCGCTCGGCGGACACGCTGCACGGGGAGCTTCTGCAGATGTTCGGGCAGGCGGGCTTTTATCCCCAGCGCATGGAGCAGGACGAATTGCACGCGCTTATATCGCAGGCGGTATGCCGCGAAGTGCGCGGGGCATGATACCCGTACATTTGTTCGATTTTTAATATGGCGCGAAAAAGGCCGGGGCAAACCCGGCCTTCCTTTGCGCTTCCGCTTCCTCGTCCTCGCCGCATTCCGGCAGGCTGTGCTACAGATCGTCCGGACTTTCGTCGATGCCTGCCATCTTCGCTAAGATAGCGTCGTTGATTTCTGCCAACTTCGTTATAATGGCGTCAAGCTGTTGTTTCAGCCCCGGAATCTCAGGCGTGCCGTTGATGGCGGCAGCAATCCATTTCACGTGCTCGTGCGTCGTGCTCGCGTAATCGCGCCCGGTCGGGTCGTCGGTGCGGGTGATCTCTTTCGTCGCGCGCGCAAGCTTGTTGTAGCAGTTATCGTATTCACCGCCTTCGCCGTCCCACCAGTAACGCCATACGGCCTCTGCGATTTCTTCCTTCGTCGGCATGCACGCCCCCTCTCCCGTGGCGTATGCCTGCCACGTCTCAATACCGCCGTAGAAATAGTTTTTATCCAGCGGCGTGCTCGTGTACTGCCAACAGCAGACCGGCGCGCCGTCAGCAGCGGGGCAATCTTGCGGGCTAGGGACGCCGCCCGGGTAGGACGCGACCCAACGCCCGCAATCCGCGTTCACCCCGCCCAGCCGGAAGCGCCAGGGGCTGGCGTAAATCCACGGCCAAATGCCGGTACGGGAGTGCACGCGCTCCACAAAAGCGTTCACCCAGGCGACGCTTTGCCCGTCTTCCCAGTCCAAAACCGGGATTCCCTCGCCGAAGTAACTGCTGGCATCGTCCACGAAAAAATCCGCTTCGGCGATAGGGTCGTTATTGCGCGCGAAGTGGTAGAAGCCCCACGGATGGCCTGCGTTGCGGCAGGCTTGCACCCATCCGTCGCAATAGCCGTCCACGAAGTCCAGCCCTTCGGTGGCCTTCATGATCAAAAAATCCGACGTTCGAATCAGCCAGTCGGTCGAATAGCCCGACTGCCAGTTGCTTACGTCGTAGCCCTGCATTGCCATTACTGCCCCTCCAGGTGGTCAACGTGCGATTCGAATTTCGCCGTCAGCTCCGTTATGGCCACGGTAAGCTCTTTGAGCGTTTCGTTCATCTGCACATAGAGCCACGCCATAAAGGCACAGGCCACGATAGGAAACCCGACGCTCGATACAAATTGCGAAAGCTGGTCAGCGTCCATTACCGCCCCTCCTTACTTGATGCTGAAGGGGCTAGGCACAAGCACCACGCCGCCGCGCACCTGTTTCGGGCGCAAGCCCCAGTTCTTGACATTATCATAGCACGCCGCGCAGTCTTTTCCGCACCCGCCGGGGAGAAAAAACGGGCAATCTCTCGTCGTAAACCCGCTTTTAAAGTCCTCGAAGCGCATTACCGCCTTAAGGGAATCGCTCATGCCCGCGCACGTGTACTCGTCTACGCCGCCCACCGTCTCAGCGTAGGTTTTCGCGCGGACGAACCGCGCGCGCTCGAAGGTCGCCTCATGCTTCCACGCGCCAAGCTTCTTCGGGTGCACCTCCACGTCGTCGGGAATTTCTTCGCCGACAGCGTGAATGCTGTCAGTGTCGGCGTAGCAGAACCTGTCCCCGAATTCGCAAGCGGTGCGGATGGTCTTCCCGCGCGCGTACGCCGTGATGAATATTCCGCCCGGCAAATAGACCGGCTCGCGCTCGCTCGACCCGGCTTCGCGAAATTTCAGCTCGCCCCCCTCGCCCAAGTACGGAACGCGGTCTACCGCATTGATTTTCTGCGCCAGCTTGCCGTAAAGGCCGTTCAGACAGAGCTTCGCCAGCGCTCGCGCGCCGGGCGTTTCCGCTTCCTGCTTTTGCTTCATGTACGTGTCTATGTACTCGTCGAAAAGCCCGCCCTGCTCGCGGAAGCTCCACCCGCCGAACCACCCCCACACGTCTATTTCGTACATTTCGCACCACAGCGCCCAATCGACGGAGCACACGAAATAGCTCGTGGGCGCGTCGATGCTCTCCAAGTACTCGCGCTCGCCAAAAAGAGACGCGCCGCGCGCCTGAATGCACGGCAGCTTGCCGGGGCGCAAGCGCGCGGTGATCTCCACTTCGGCAATCCACAAAGGGCGCTCGTCCGTCGACTGCGGCTCGCCCCTGAAATACTGGGGCGCGCCGACAGGCAGAGGGTTATACCGCATAGCCCACGGATACAGGCTGTTAACGTCAAGCCTGATGCCGCGCCCCACGTCCGCTCCTTTATGACGAGGGTTGACGTACACCCATCCGCCGCGGTATGCCTTGCGCAGCTTTCCATCGATCACCGGGTTGATGACGGGGAATACCGCGCGGAACGTGCGCCCCGCCAAATCTTTGTAGCATGCAAGGCAATCGCTTGCCGTCGTGAGCTTCGAGCCGCCCGACAAGCGAATGCTCATGGCCTGAGACATGATGAGCACGTCACGGCTCAAATAGTCCAGCTCGTCCTCGGTCAGCTCATGCCCTACCGGCCTGAACGCCTCGTAATCCAGCTCGCCCTTGGTCATTTCCAGGCCGTACGTCTTGGCGGCAGCGCGCACGCTCATAGTGATTTTTTTGTAGCTGTCGGCGAACTCCACGCCCGCAACCTCGATACGGTAGACCTTGCCCAGCTCGTCAATGGTCGCGGAGAACTTGCCAGCAGGCGGGCGCATGTCCGTGCAAGCGTCGTAGCCGTGGTTCAGAAGCCAGCTCATAATAAAGCTGCCGTCGAATTTTAAATTGTGGAACCAAATGCGCGCGCCGCTTTGCTCCAAAGCCCACTCCATGAAGCCGTCAATGTCCGTGCCATGCACAAACGTGCTTTCCGGCTCGTCGCAGACGCGCGCCGCGCCCCATGCCCAGACGCGGCAATCGTCCGCAAACGTGGTTGTCTCAAAGTCGGCGCAAAAGTGCCTCTTCACGCCGAATCACCTGCTATTTGCGCGAATAGATGCCAATATAGCGGCCGATGGCCCCGCGCGCGTAGTCGACCACTTCGTCAGGCGCCTCGAGCTGCCCACGGCGGCGAGCACGCTCGTTCTCGATGAGCGCTTGCTTGTACTCGTCCGTGCTCGCCGGTTCGGTGACAGGGTACTGGTACACTTCCATCTGCGCGTTGAAATCGGTGAGCACGCTCATTTGCCTGAATTGCTCTAGGCTCATATCGCGGACAGCATCGGCCTTGGCGACCTCGTTGTTAGCACGGAGCTTGTTCTCCGCTACTTGCTTCCAGCTCGACATGCGCTCGTCGAAGCCTTCCAGGTCGGACAAGCGCGTTTCAAGCGACGTGATAGCGCGCTTTAAGATTTTCTTGTTCGGGAAGCGCGTTTGCCGGTGAATCTCGTTGAGCTCGCGCCAAATGTGGCGCTGGTCGAACGCGTCAGCTTCGCTCAGCTTGCGCCCCTGCGGGTAGCTTTCGTTATAGTAGACGGCCTTTTTCTCGCCGCCCGCGCTTTTGATAATGCTCTGGCGCTGCAAGTTGGCTGCACGGTTCACCTCACGTTGGAGCGCGTTAAAACGGCGGACCATCGTAGGCGGCAAATAGTTCTCTTCTCCCACCAACGAGCGCGCATTAACGCGCGTTGCATTGAACTCTTTCAGGCGGCGCAAGAGTGCGCGCTTCTGTGAGCCGGTCAAATTGCCCTGACGAAACATCGCGTAGTATCGCTGTGTGTCGCTGCCGTTCGTGCGCGGGTCGTAGCGGCGCAAAATATCGTCGCTTGCGCCAGCCTGCTTTAGGCGGTATACTTTGTTACGGGTGTTTTTGAGCGCGCGCGAAATTTCCTTGTCTAGCGTCGTTCGTTTGGGCATAGCAAACACCTTCTTTCGTTTAACCCCCGGCCTTAACCGGGGGTTATTTCATTAGAAGAACAATCACAATCACCATCACGAGAAAAGCCGCAATGGGCGTAATAATGCCAGACGGCACGACCATTATACAGCCTCCTTGCACTAAAAAGGGGCGGCATTACGCCGCCCCTGCACAAACCCGGCGCTCCCCTTATGCCAGGTCAAGATACTTATACCGACGGCCTTTAGCGGTGTTGGATTCGCGGCATACCACCGTAAGCGGCTCGTCCCACGTCGCAGGCTCGCCCAGCATGGAAATAATCTGGATGGCAGAGCGAATAACGCCGTTCGAGGAAGAAACGTAGGTAACGCCGTCCGCGCCAACGAGGTACACGCCCATGACCTGCTCAGTCTCGCCCGCCTCAGTGGTAACAGCAGTGGGGGTAAAGACGAAATCAACGATAGCAAGAGGGGTTTCCATATACTCGCGCAAGAGCTTGCTCGCGTTCGTTGCCTTATACAGCTTCACCTGGCCGGAGCGCTCCGACGTGTCAAAGGTGGCATAGAATCCGGCTTCGCGCACATGATTGATAATGCGGTCGGCAAACGTCACATCGGAATTAGCAATAGCGGTTTCGTTCTCAACAATCATCATTTCGTCAGACATGGCTTACAGCTCCTTTTCGTTCTCTTCGGCTTCCATTTCGTGCGCGTGCTGCATGAACTCTTCCTCAGTCATGTAGTACACCTTTTCGGTGGCGACGACGTTTCGAACGCTCAACAGCGGATTCTCTTTGTCGCGACGCACGATATTAGCCATACGCGGTGCGCTCACGTTTCCGCTAATGCGCATGAGGGTAACGCGCTGCCCGTTCTCGTCCACGACTTCGCATTCAGTCGTGCGGATTTTACGCTTGATGATTCGTGCCATTTTCTTTGCTCCTTTCTTAACGTGGCTTACCTATTATAGCGCGCTATTGCCGCGTTGACCACATCATTATGAATTTCGCGGTAAGGTTTTTTCAAAGCCAGCATGAGAGTTTCAACCCCCGCATTGTACTTGTAATAATACCTACGGTAGCGCTCAGTTTCGTAAAGCTCGCTACTGTTCATTTCAAAGTACCATTCTGCAAGCCTTGATATAGCATCTTCATAACCGTACATGTTACATTACCCCCATTGCTTGCAGCTGTTCGTATGCTTGAACGCCCGTTATAATGCCGAACACGACGATGAAAACCGTCAGAAGCGATGCCAGCAGGAAGAACGTGCCAGCCATCAAGTAAAAGTAGTTCCTCATTTCCATTACCTCCTATTAGTCCACCAAGCTGCAATCAACAACGGAATGAAGAAAAAGATAAAGTACCCCAGCATTTCGCTAGCGAAGCTAGCCGGTTCGGCTGTGACGCTAATCATTGTTGCTCCTTACTTGCGCTCGTGAATTGACTGCCTCTTTAAAATCAGGCGTAAACCAAACCGTCCGATGGCAAGCACGGAATACGCCACAGGCAGTAACCTTGCATCCGGCCTTTTTAAGTTTCATGTCAGTTACCCTCCTTGATGGTGATGTAGCCATTGACGTTGAATGCGTAGTCAATGCCAAACTGCTGTAGAACGTATTCAATACCGCACAAATAACCGTATTCGAAGTTAATGCGATAGCCTCTGCCCTCGTTTAACGCGCGGTCAAAATCGTTGATATGGGTGTTATAGACGGCTTCGATGCTCTGTAGGTTCTGCATGTTAGTTCCTTTCGTTCCCTCTCTCGATGGTTATATAATAGGCGATTTTTGGGAAAATGTAAAGG